TTCTCGGAAGAGGAGCAAGCTCAGGTTGATGCCATCATCGGTTCCGACGAGGACGCTGGTGAATTGGCTTCGATTAACGCAAAGATCAAACGTGAAGAGCGACTCGACGAAATCCGTCGTGACATTGCCGCTTCCCGTGCCGTCCAAACGATTCAGCCTAAGAACGAACCCGGCGACGTTAACATGAAGAATGTTGTCGTTCCCGCCAAGGCTAAGTCTCGTGGTGCATTGGCATCGTTTGATGGCCAAGACGCTGAGAAGGAAGCCTATCTAGCTGGCTTGTTCTATCAAGCAGCCTTCACTGGCAACGAAGCAGCCTCAAACAAACTTGGCGACTTCGGTATTCAAATGGCCCAAACCACTGGTGACAACACCAAGGGTGGTTTCCTCGTGCCAGATATCCTCGAAGCACGATTGATCCGTTTGGTTGAAGAGTACGGTGTAGCTCGTCGTGAGTGCCGTGTCATGCCAATGGGTGTTGGTGGAACCTTTAGCGTTCCTCGTCGAGCAGGTGGATACACTGCCTACTTCGTCGGTGAAAACGCTGCTGGAACAGAGTCGGACCTGACTTTCGACCAAATCCAGTTGGAAGCCAAGAAGATGATGGTTCTGTCTCGCTGGTCAAGCGAATTGCCCGAAGACGCTGCTGTGCAGTTGGGCGACTTGATCACGCAAGAGATTGCCTACGCCTTCGCCAACAAAGAAGACGATTGCCTGTTTAATGGCGATGGTACTTCTACTTACGGTGGAATCGTCGGTTGGGAAAATGCTGTTGCTGCTGGTTCGATTGTAACCACGGCTTCTGGTGTTGATACCTTTGGTGAGATCACGATTGCAACCTTCGAGGAAGCAATTGGCGACCTGCCCAAGTACCCCGGCATCTCGCCTAAGTGGTACGTTCACCAGTCTTGCTGGGCCAACGTTATGCAACGTCTGGCAATGGCTGCTGGTGGTAACACTGTTGCTAACTACGAAGGTGGCGTTGGAATGAGCTTCCTTGGCTACCCAGTAGTTGTTTCTCAAGTCCTGCAATCCGGTGGTCCTTCCACTGACATCTCAGGCAACATCTTCGGTTACTTCGGTGACATGGGCATGTCCACCACCTTTGGTGACAAGCGTGGCGTTACCGTTGCTACCGACTCTAGTATCTACTTCACCTCGGACGCCATCGCATTGAAGGCAACCGAGCGTTTCGATATTAACTGCCACGAGCGGGGAACTGCTTCCGCTGCTGGCCCAATGATCGCTCTGAAGGCTAACGCATCCTAATCGGAACCATCGCTTTAGCCCCAGATGGATGTGATGTGGGGTAGGCTTCGGCCTTCCCCCGTCACTTTTTTATTACAACTAACTTTAAGGATTTTCAAATGAAACGCCAACAAAGTGCAGTATACAGCGTGTTATTGGCCCCAGATGCCTCCTCGACTGCCGCTCGTACTGCCAACCTCGATTGCCAAGGTGCTGACTACGCATCTATCCTCCTGAACGTATCCGCTGAAGCAAACACCAACTCAACGAATGTTGTGGTTAGCTTGCTTGAGTCGGATGATACTGTTGCAACTAACTTTGCTACGTTTAGCTCGAACCACAGCGTTACGGTTGATAACACCGCTGCTGCTGTTCACGCCTTCCACGTTAGCATGGTAGGACGCAAGCGATACCTGCGATTGTCGGTCACTCCAGACACGACAACCAATGGTGCTGTTCTTGTAAGTGCTGTATCTGCACTCGACAAGGAAGTTAAGAACTCGTCTAACAGCGACAATGCTGACAGCGTATCTGTTTCCTAATCTAAGAATGCTGGGGCTAAAGCATGAGTACATTTAAGAGTAACCTGAAGACCAGTCTAGTTGGTAAGAAGGTCGCCGCATTTATGACCGCACCTCGCTACGAATCAACGTGGGCGAGGAACATGATCGAGACAGCCCTGAAAGACGCTGGCATCCCGCTGGTGATCTCTCAGGGCGTGTTCTACGGTCAGTGTATGCAGAGAATGTTAGAGGACGCTGTTGAGGCAGGTGTTGACATTGCCATCACTATCGACTTCGACTCTATCTTCGTTGCTGACGATGTTAAGTATTTACTGTCGATGATTAACGATGAGAGATACGACGCCATCGCAGCCCTGCAATCACGAAGGTCGATGCCATATCCGCTGTTCACAAAAGGCGACAGCGACCATGTGGAATTTGATGGTGAGCCGCTACAGGTATCAACAGCACACTTTGGACTGACTGCGATCAAACTCTCTAAGCTGAAAGATGTTCCACGACCGTGGTTCTGCTCAGTTCCCAAGGAGGATGGATCGTGGGATGAAGGCAAGGTGGATGATGACATCTACTTCTGGCGTCAATGGGAGAAGGCGGGCAATAAAGTCTTTATAGACGCTGCCCTTTCCATCGGCCATATGGAAGAGATGATTGCGACTTTTGACGAAAACGGTAACCATAAATTCGTGTATCCAAATGACTGGTTCGAGCAAAACTACATGCAAGAACTGCAACCAGAAGAAGTGCAAGAAGAAGAAAGTTGAACTCCTGCTTGAGTGGAATCGCCACTTACCGGGAACCGTATTCTTTGAGTGCCTTTTAGGTGCAGGCGTAACGTCGCTCTTAATTGAGCGTGGTATAGCGAGGTATAAGAAACGTGCGACTAACAAAGGTAACCGATCCAACAACACTGGCAGTAGCAAGGTCAGACGTAAAAGATCATCTAAGAATTGAACAGGATGAGATCGACTACGACAACGACCTTGACGAGCTAATCTATGCTGCCACTGCGTATGTGATCGAGGAAACCCACCACACGTTAATCAACACTCAGTTCACAGCCAAATGGGACTGCTTCCCCGGCGACGTACTGAAGATACCTGCTTGGCCTATCGTGTCCATTGATTCAATCCAGTACACGGACGTTGACGGTGCTACCCAAACGCTGTCTTCGTCCTTGTATCGGACTGAACTGGTTCAATGTCCAGCCACCATTCGCCCAGCAATTGACGAGGATTGGCCTGACACGCAAGCCGACGCCATTGACGCTGTTACGGTTACATTCACTGCCGGTTACGGAACCGCTGCCACTGACGTTCCCTACATGTTTCGTTCCATGATCAAATTGCTGGTTGCTCACTGGTTCAAGAATCGTGAAGCAATCGGGGCGTCTAACACTCCCATCAAGTTAGCATTTAACGCCCTTCGGGATCAGGTTAGGGTCAATGAGTGGCAGGAGTTCTTGAAGCAATGACAAACATATACAGTGGCGACCTGCGGCACAGACTGAAGATTGAAAAGAAGACGAGCAAGATCGGTCCACGTGGGCAGTCGCTAGATGAGTGGAACGAGATTGGGCGGATGTGGGGCAAGATCACGCCGATGTGGGGTCGTGAGCTAGAGGTTGCTAGGCAGCGGCAGGAGAATGTTAGTGTAAAGATTATTACACGCAAGCAGGCTGCTCGTGACATGGACTCCAGCTACAGGCTATGCCACCACGATGATATTTACCACGTTGGGTTCGTTAGCGAATTCTCGGACGAACTGGACGACATACACATAGTGTGTAGCAAGACGAGGACGTAATGATTCACGGCGGGATACCACCGGCAGATGTTAAGTCTTTAGAGAAGACGCTTAAAACATTTGACCACAAGACACGTAACAAGTGGATCAAGGAAGCGACCAGACACTCGCACCGGCGACACATCCTACCGTTTGTCAGGAAGGCAACGCCTGATGGCAGCGGCATGAAGGCCCGTGGGCGAAGTATTTACGGTGCAGGCTTAAGAAGGGCCGGTGGTGACAATCTCTCGGCTGGAACCTACCGTGGTCGCAAATCGACAGGTAAGCTGAGACGGTCTTGGAAGATCTCTAATTTCCACAAGAGGTCGAAGTTTATCGCAGGAAGCTCGGTTGCTAGATGGTCGGACGAAACATTCTACGCAAAGTTTCTTGAGACAGGACGAACCCATAACCTGTTCCTTCCGATGCGGGAGTGGAAGAAGGTTCCAGAAAACCTCAAGGGGCGAGGTAGCAGACTGTGGGTTGAGGGCAAGCACATCTGGAAGGGTGTTGCAGACCGTCGTGGTCCGATTGCAACAAACGCTGTCGTGCGTAGGCTCTGGTGGCATATCAGGAAATACTCGAATCAGGTTAACAACAGACCATGATGGACGTAACAGAAGCAATCATCGACCGCATACGCAAGATGCCGAACCCTCCGTGTCATGTTGGTGAGGTTGTTCCGCAGGGCCTATCTAGGTTCCCGTATGTGTGGATGATGAAGAGCGGAGAAGAGTATTCGGATGACCTGTGCTACCCCCGCCACAAAGACATGATCAACTACGACATCGAGATTATAAGCGATGACATAGATGAGGTCAGGCAGTTAACGGCAGACATCAAAGACTGGTTGATGGACACCGCAATGCACTCGCTGGAGTTCGTTAACGACTACGGCAAAAAGCAAACAATTCACGGGATCATAGTGGAAGACCATGACGATTCCTACATTTCAAAAGTACCGGATAGCGATGAGAAGATTTTCATTGCTGCCATCGACGTAGAAGCAATCCTCGGACAAGAGATATAGGAGATTATAACCATGCCAACGTCCAAAGCATTAGGGATGACGGTTTACCTGAGCAACACATCGACAGGAACCAGTGCTACCTTCACAACTGTGTGTGCAGTTAGTGTTGATGGTGGTGGTGTTGAGACTTCCTCAGAGTCACAAGAACCATGCTTAGATGACACTGTTATCTATGAGTACCCAGCCGATCCAAAGTACGCACAGCAAACCATTGAGTACAAGAAGATCGAAACCACAAACAACGACGACATCTCAGCTACGATGGAAGCTGCGTGTCTCGCTGGAACGCTTTGCACATACTCTCTGAAAGTGCCTCTAGCAACTCCAGTGTATGCAACACGAACCGCATACATCATCTCACACACTGATATGTCGAAAGAGCGAAACCAAGACATGAAATCTTCGATTGTCTTTGCACCTCAATCGGCATGGACGTATTCAACAACCGCACCATCCACCACTTAATAACCTTGAAAGGGGCTATCAATGGATATTTTTGAAATCGGAACCGCTTCTAAGACCGCTGAAGTTAACGGCGTAACATGCAAGTCAGTTAGTCTTGCAGTCAAGTCACGGATCGAAGCAATTATCGCAAAACCCGAAAAGAAAACCCAGAAGGATTGCACAGAGGTACGCTGGATTGCCCTGCGGCATGGTGTGGTCGATCCTGAAACTGGAGAGCAATTGTTCAACGGTAATGATCGTGAGCGATTTGGCAAGCTGGAAGCATGGTTCGTTGAGCCTATATTTGAAAAGATCCTTGAACTCTCAGGCGTCACAGGACAGGACCGTGAGGACTTCGAGGGAAACTAGAAAACGACCCTCGTGAATATATGCTATGGAAAGTAGCTATCCACGGGGGTCATTTGCATCCCGACTTCATCAGAGGAAAACTCACTGACAAACAATTGCACGAGATAGCTTGGTACTACGAACTCCATCCGTTCGGGCATGAGATTAACCACACGATGATGGCCATGATGATTGCAAGTTTTGCTGGTGGTAAACCAGAGGATTACATGCCAAAGATCAATACGCCACAAACCACTGATGAACTAATGGCTGGAATGGGTGGGCTGTCCAAGTTCTTGTTAGATCAGGACATTGACGCTAAGGAAAAAGAGTAATGGCAACAATTCGTTCTCTGCGTATTATGATGTACGTGGATCATAAGGGCGTTAAGAAAGGTCTCAATACTGTCTCCAAGATGGTCAAGGGTACTGCTATGGGGATGGCAGCAACCATAGCTGCTGTATTCCTGAAGGTTGGTGTCGCTAAGAAGATTGCGAAGAATATCAGGTTTGCGATGGATCGTGCCATGAAGGAGCAGCGGTTCAGGATAGAACTTGCATCACTTAGCGGAATTGGCAACCAGTTATTCAACCAGTTACGTGAACTTTCAATGCGGTCCCCGTTTTCCATTGATGAGTGGGTGGGAGGCTCAAAGAGATTGCTTTCCTCGGGGGTAGCAGCAGAGAAAGTCGCTGAGACGATGGAGATGCTTGGTGAGATGAGTGCTGCTACTGGATCAACAGTCAAGGATCTGGCACTCATTTACGGGCAGGTTTTTGCCAAGGGGCGGCTACAGGGTGAGGAGGTTTTGCAGTTCATGGAACGTGGGATCTCGTTGAATGCTGCACTTCAGAAAACACTTGGCAAGTCTGCACGTGAACTACAGGAGATGCAGGAAAAGGGTCTGATTACCCCTGACATGATGACCGACGCAATGAGATTTATGACCTCCCCCGAGGGAATCTTTGGTGGCATGATGGACGCTTTGTTGATGACTGCTGAAGGCATGTTGATTGCATTGAAGAATATATGGGATGCCACGCTTGCTGACTTTGGCAAATCTGTTCTTCCCGTGTTCACTGCGCTGATCAAAGGCATCGCAATGATTGCCCAGAAGGGTGGTGTTATCACGGGCTTTATGGATCAGGCCGCTATGGTTGCTAACCTTATACTCATACCTATCACTGGGATTGTCTGGGCGATGGGGCTGGCACAGGAATCGTCTCTCAGGATTCTTGGTTATCTAATTGGAGCATTGACGTTCTGGGCGGTCACGGCAACCACCATTGTCTTTATTAAGAATCAGATGTGGCTAATGACGATCCTGACGAATTTGTGGCTGAAGACACTGATTGCAGCTAGGAAGGTATGGAAAGGGATCGCTGCGCTTTCAATGACAACCGGAGGTTGGTTGAAATTACTTGCGATGGCAGTGACTTTCGTTGCGGTTATATTTGGCATGACCAAAATAATCAAGGCCGCTGTTGATAGTATGGCAGATAAGTTCAACAAAATGCAGCAGTCTTCTGGTGAGATCGGACGAAACATGACGCTTTCGAACCAACTTCCGTCCGGTGCATTGTTTGGAACCGTCGAGGAATACAAAATATTGATGGGTGGCAGGCGGCGTGAAATTCAGGCTCAGATGCTTGCCGAACTCAAGAGGATAAGAGAGTTAATGTGGGCTGAGAAAAACGGCTTCACCAAAGAGGAGAAGGAAACGGAATATAAAAAGGCCAAGGGTTACGAACGGTTCGGCTTTACTCAGTAGGTTAGGGAAACAGGAAAATGGCAGTAACTTCAATACAGCCCCTCAGAAGCACAACTGGCTCACATGGAGTCATAACAGACACATATGGCGTTCTGTTCCGTGTCTACACGAACAGCATATACGACAGTTCTTTAGTTGTGCTTTCAAAGTTCCCTGTGGGTGCGCCTCTGGCGTCCTATCTAGGAACGGCAACAGAAACATTTGCACCTAATCAACCACCAAATTGCTACACCCACCCGTGGCCAAAGGAGAAGTGTGACGGAACCGCTTTCACCGGTGCTGTTGACGGACAGATTCACGCAATACTCTCATCTGCAAATATCGTAGACCGAGAGAAAACAGATGCCACCGACAACACTTGGATTGTCGAGGCTACATTCACCCTAGACAAGTTCACGGGACCGCTTGCGCCGGTCGAGATAATCCCGTACTTCTTATATGAAGACGAGCCTCAGAGGTATGCGTACTGGTGGGGGTACCGCAGGCGCATTAACAATTCCTCGACCGATGATTGCAGCACACAGCCCGGAAAATGGGGCAAGCCACTGGTTGGAGGCGATGGTGAGCTTGGTGGTAAACTAACAAAAGAAAATCACCTATCCACGAAGCAATACAGAAAGACAGTTCTTCCTGTCAACAGTGCAGGAATGCCATTGTCGGAGCCTCTCACGCAACGTGTTGGCAAGCCAGCCTACAGGGTTAGTTGGTTCTCTTACACCATGCTAGATTTCTCATGTGCAATCGGAAGGGTGAATAGTAACGAGTATAGGTTGAGGTCGTACAACAAGGGTCCGCAATCTATATACGAAACTCATTCCCACGCAAATCCGAGGGAGAATTTCTGCAAAAAGTTCTGCCCACGAGAACTCTTAATTAGCGATGTGTCCTGTGATATTATTCGCTGGGGAGGTAGGAACGGCTACAGGTATACTGTCGAGCTAATACACGACCCTCAAAACTACCACTTCCACTACGTTCTCGATAGCGGTTTCATGCAATTAGCAGAGACAGGTGATGAATCCGCTCAGGGTTCGAAGTATAGCAGTGACGACACTGGAAAGGGATCTAAAGTAGATGTTCAGACCACTGTTGGTAACGATGGACTTGCTGTTCAGGATGAGGTTCTTTTGAACGGCAGAGGCAAAAAACTGGATGAACAAGACCCCGCCAACGCCTTTTATCATAAATATGATGTGTATGAGGAAATCCAGTTCCCTGATTACAAAGAAATAACGCCTGACTCACAAAAGCATAAGTGGGACCGTGAATCAAAGTTCCCGTTCCTGATGGATGGTGGTTACAGATACGAGAAAGCGGCGAGCGAAGCCCCGTGGAAGTGTGACCTCACCACAATTGAATGTACCGATCCATATTAAACGGAGATATAAACAATGGCAGATTTAACAATAACACCAACATCAGTCGCTGTTCAATCGGGCGGTGGTGGTCAGTTAGTACAGTTCGCAGAAACAACAACGCCGGGAGATGCCCTCTATAGATCAACCAGCGATGGGAAATACTACCTTGCCGATTGTGATGCCGAGGCCACAGCCAAGGTTGCTGGCATTGCGATCACTTACGGATCTGCTGATGATTATGGCTACATGTTCTCGGCATCCTCGCAGGATATCGACCTTGGTGCTACACTGACATCAGGTGAGATTTATGTGGTTAGTGACACTTCTGGAAACATCATGCCATACTCCGATCTTACAACTGGACAATACCTTTCCATTATCGGATTCGCAAGATCTACATCACTACTGAAACTCGACATTAACGTGACAGGATTTACCAAGGCTTAGTAATGGCTGATCTGCGGCGAGAGCTTGAGCAGATGCGTAACCGCATCAAGTCTCTTGAACAAAAGAATAAGCAATACGAAAGGACCGCAAGGTCGCTTCGAAACATAAGCCCATACCAATCATCCTTGGTGAAGGCAGACGAGGACATATTGCCTGACGAGGAAGGTAAGTGCATCTCCATGTACAGGATGGCCGAAGGTTCCTCGCCTTACCTGAAGTTAAAACAAAGGCCAGTAATAGAGTTCAAGGTCTACAACCACCGCAAGACTCCCATCTGGAAGGATGAAGAGTTTCATGTTGCTAGGGATGTCTGGGGGGACTACTATCGCATAAGTGGCTTTGTTGAGGCATCGTTCTTCCTGACAGGAGACGAAGGGATACCAGCAGCGTCAGGTCAGTTTAACCCACAGGGTGCAGACTGCCAAAGATATTACTTCAACAACCAACCCGGGGTTATCGACCCAGTTGAAGATCCGGAAACCGGCGGAACAGTCTTTGAGTTCGTATACAACCACACAACTAACGCCATTGCTGCCGACAAGGTGATTCAGGCCAAGAAGATCGACGGGCAGTGGTTCATTGATGTGGAGCCATGTTAGATGAGTTTTAAGAATCATGGACCGGGTGGATGTTGCTGTGGGGGATGCCCACTCTGGCAAGACCAATTTGACTTGAATGGGTGGAATGTAGACGATGAGGGGCAGCTTGCTTGGGACTCTCACACTTACTCCCTGACAAACTTCTATGAACAGAGCGGGGCATTGGTCGCAACCAGATCAGGGCAGACCAACCTAGCGGGGAACGTTAATTTTCAAGGCCCACGACTGCGTTATGGGTTTGCAGATCCCAACGCTCCGGTGATGTGGAATCTCGATCACGGGTATAAGGCACAATTTACCATAAACGTGGACTACGGGCATGTTCTTTTGGGTCACTGTGCCGAAGGACTGCTTTTTGACTCACTCACAAACAAGGCGTATCCGGTAACTTCAAGCACTCTTTATCTGGGATTTGCACAGATTCATGGCGAAGGGTTCGACTTTGACCCAACCTATCCATTTGATGTAACATTAACAAGATGCGGAGATATTGTAGGCAACTATAGCAATTACCCGTCTTTTGGCACATGCCAGATTAATGCCGGGCCAGACAGGACCGGAAACACCATCGACTACAGGTTTCTTACCGAGCCAAACCAAGGGCAGTGGACGGGCTATAGGAGAACAATTAAGTTTGATATGTACAAGTATGTTGATGGTGATCCACTTGTCCAACGCACTCCGGGTCAAAGTGGGACTCGAAAATACTACCCTGCTGTGGTTCCGTCAACACCTCAAATCACCCCGGAAAATAGGCCCAACGCCCAATTCCGGCTCCACGACATCACGATGGAGGCGATTGCGAACCTTTACAGATATACCGCATATCCTAACAACCCAAAATTTCCTCTCTCGGCACTGGACTTTACATCTACCCCAAGTGTCGAAGAGGTGGAGAACTGCGAACTTGTCCCAGAGTGGAATATTGATAATTGGATAAACCCGTACAAGGTCGGCAGCATTGAGGGTTATCCGATATTTGGAGGCGATGCAAAAAACGGCATCAAAGTAACGGCGTCAGGTACTCCGTCACGACCTATTGACGGCGAGGATGTTTTCTCACCGCTTGTTGATCAGACAAAATATTCGTTAAGTTCTGGGTACGGGGCAGATGTAAGCAAGGATACTTCAGTGCTAGTACCATCGAACATGGTGATACAGACTGGAAGGCATAAGCAGCGGTCGGTTTATTTCACGAAACCGAACACCGTATTCATCCAAGACTATTTTATCATGGACAGCGTGCAGGAGACGATAGTTATCAAATATTGGTTTGAAATTGGTGCGGCTGGAAACAGGGAATTCCCGTTCACTTTGACAACACCTTTCGCCGCTGATGCAACTGTGGTTGCCGCATCGGGAACACCGGCTATTGAAGCTGACGATGCTTGGACCGCAGTAGGTAACCGTGAATGGCTAATTGAGAAAATCTAACAGGAGCAAATAAAATGGGACAAATCAACGCAGGAACAATTACCTCAGGCACAATTGTCAATACCGACATCGCTGCTGGAGCAGGACTAGCAGCCTCAAAACTACAGCATCAGCATGTGCTGGTTGCTGACTGGGGATACGCTGACACTCAAGGCAGTATCGCCACCGAGGACGAGACGCTGTTTGTTGCAAGTAGTGCTGGTGAAATTCGTGAGGTCAAGGTATGGATGGTTAACACGGGTTCTGCCACCACAGATATTGATTTCGATTTAGAGGTCAATGGCTCGTCTGTCCTTACCGGCGACATTAACATCCTAAACACAACTGCAAACTTTACCGCAGTTTCAGGGACTATCTCAAGTGGAACCTTGGCTGCTGGCGACTATGTAACTGCCGTCATCAAGACTGTCACATCTGACAACGGCAGCACAGGTCCACGAATGCAAATCACACTAGACAGCACTTACGTCTAGTCAAGAAGTGGCTTGTCGTTCTTTCTATTTGCCTGTTTGAGCGAGCGGATCTGGCCTTGGAGTTTCTTGACAGTCACTTCAAGGTCTTCCGTCTCACGCCTCAACGCATAGAACCTCTTCTCCAACGCCTCGATCTTGGTGTTGTTTTCCTTAACGTGATGGAAAACGAACCATATCCCCATCGTGCCAAACGAATCTAGGAACTTCTCTAGCTTGTCCGGAGCTACCATCAATTCGTCGATGATTGCGTTATAAACTTCCTCTTTCTTCATAGCTGGCTCCTTTCTTCGGCAGCCTTGAGTAGCTCTCTTAGCCTTTCCTTAATCATAATTGCTCTCCCAGCGTCGCCTTGTCTATTGCTCGCTGCAAAATTTTGACCGTCTCCCACCTATCCACCACGCCACACGCAGGGAATCCCAATAGCACCAGTTGAGCTTGCCTTGCCGCCCGTAACAATTCCGGTGCTGCCGCTATTGCCTGAGGTGTAAGATCAGGCTCGTCAGTGCTAACTTCGTACGTCTTAATGCTCATTCGAATCTCCAATCCTTTAGTTCAATTTGTGTCGCTTCGCTGAAGTTGCAAAGTATGATGTGTTGACACTGCTGCCAAGTATAAGCAGCAACCTCCACACGTTCAACCTTACCCTTCCAAACGATATCGCACGTGTACAAACCCACTTTATCGTATCCTGCCAATAACTGTCTTGTGCAATAACTCATGGCCACACGGCATCTGGGTGCAGTCAACGGCATCCTGTGGGTGAAATGCTGCTTCGCCATTCTGAATCCTTTTTCTCATGACGTTTATTTTGCCTTGCGAACCCGGCGGCCATGACGTTGGCTCTTCTGGAATAACAGGCTCGAAGCACGCATCATTGTTAAACACGTCGAGCCACTTGTCAATTGTGTCGAGGGAGCCTTTAGGCATTCTTTTCTTGACAGCGGCAAAGTAAGCCGGGCATTCAGTGCTACATCTGTTCGAGTGATTATACTTCAGGTTGTAATGAAGCACGCTCCTCTCCTCGCCGCAGTCACATCGCACAGGCGTGTAGTATTTCCCTTGCTGAGTTTTGTAAGTCTCACCGATCACTGTCCACTGTCCGTATCTGGTCCCAATCATCTTAGTCTCTCCTGTTAGTTCTGTTTGATGGAATGAAAAGTATAACCGACTGCAACACTGTAAGCAACAGCCATCCACCCAATAAAATCAACAAATCCATATCAGTCTCCTTTAGGGATTAAGTCCTTTGGTTTTAGCATGCCTAGAGGTAGGTAAAAATCGACTAGCCTCTTGCACATCATCGGCCACGAGCGATCAGGATAATGCCAGTCGTGGGTGCGTGCAAAGTCAGCGTATAGCTGTGCCATTGTTCGGTCGGGATTATGTTTGCGATTAGCAAAAACCTTCCCCGTCCACTCTTTAATAGCCTTTTCGGTTGGCTCTAGCTTCTTACGTTTACGCCACTGTGCAGGCTCCATCGAGATTAACTTGCCTGTTGTCATTCTAACGGGACGCCGGTGATCGGGGCGTTTGACCTCATGGCCGCACCAAGGACACACTAACTCACTGCCACGAATTCCACTGCACTGCGAACAGACCTGCTGCTTATCACGCTCACCTTCTTGAACCTCTTCGTTCCGTAGAGCAGCAATAGAAGCATTGCTCATGTCTAAGTGCCACTGGCGGTTCTCATTCAGGCTACCGAATCGCCACCATCCACCACCGTGATCCAAGACCTTCACAACATCAACATCTGGATGCTTACGAATAACCCGACCACCGGCTTGGAGATAAGACGTGATAGAACCGAAACTAGTAGCGAACACACACGCCTTCAGGTATGGCATGTCGATCCCTTCACGCATCACGAAACGATTGCACAGCACCTTGATCTCACCGGACTCGTGCCGGGAAACGATCTCGCTGCGAACCTCCTCGGACGTTGGGACCAACTCACCATCAAGCCAGCAATTCGCACCGTCAATATGAGCAGCACTGATACCGTTACTGTTCAACTGCTCACATATCCAGATCGAACCAGCAACGTCGGGGCCAAACAGAATTGTTTTTTCTAGTTCGGGGTGGATGCGTCGTAGGTTATCAACCACATCGCCAAAGATGCGGTGAACGAACTCCTTACGTTTGCTTTTACGGATACCACAACCGTCTCCGGACAGGTCGATTTTTCCGATGATCTTCTCGTCTAACTCAGGCATCGCAAAATGAACCGCTGGGACATGAGAGCCACAAGCACGAAGCTCGCTATTTGTACCAGCAATAACCAACTCATCGAACATGTGACCAACATTAACAGGAGTCGCAGTCCAGCCTATCAGAACGCCTGAGTGCATGTCTAACAACTCCTCGGTCTTGCCACGGCAGTTGTTATGGACTTCATCAACGTGGATGATACGGGCATCCACAACGTCTCTGGAGCCATGTTCAAGAATAGCGGCGATTTCCGTTTGCAACATACATATCTGCGTAGGCCAGATAGGGGCTTTATCGTGACCGGCTGCACGTTTACCGTAACTGATGCCAGCCTCATCCAAGCCACTGCACAATTGGCTGAACAACATGCGGCGGTTCGTGTATAGGACGGATGACTTTTCGGCTTCGATCAGAGTTCGCATCATACGAGACTTGCCGCCACCAGTCGGGCTAACAACACAGATACGTTTCGCACCGCTCTTAATAAGCTCGACAACCTCACGTAGCCCACGTTCTTGGTGAGGCCACAGACCGTCGTAGTTTAGTTCAAGATTCATCTGTATTCCCTTTTAATATCTCAGCTTGCCGCTCCACCGATTGCATTACCTCTTCTAACAGATCCCTACACCGATCAAAATCGTTCCAGCTTGTTTGATGCGAGAACTTGGCTAGTGTTTTCACCAGCTTGGACATATCACGATGTATGCTGTGGACTGCTAGGTGCTTTGGCTTTGGTTGTCTGTCCCCCATTTAATTCTTCCTCTATTTCGATTTGTCTCTCTAGATACCAGCGTGCTTTGTAAAGATCGTCGAGAATGTCCTCGCCATCCTTTCTGCCTGCTCTGGCACAGTATTTCACACAGTTGCCAAGCAAGAAGTTCAAGTGTTGGGTTATCTGGATCACCTCCACGCCACCGAATTTGTAATGTGATGGGCTAGTCTTCTCGTTCATATGTCGTTCCTCACCAGCTTGCTCATGGCGATCCAGTGGACAGGTTCGCCAACAAATAGCGGGTCCATGCGGCGGACATACCCACACGATTCCCAAGCTTCCAAGGCACGGTAGATGGTGCGGTGGCACGCTTCGTCGCCGTAACTGTTACGCATCTCGTTCATAACGTCAGTCGTGTTTACGCCACGGCGTGATGTTGAGACGATTGTTAGCACGTTTACCAACCTCTCAGCTAAACCGTTTCTCCTCCAGCCATTATCAACTTCACTCATCGTCTTCCTCCTCGTACATCTTATCGAAACACTCGCCGCAAATCTTACTCATCAATAACTCACGCTCGTTAACACTCAACTGAGGCATAGCGTTCTGGATATACTCGCCAGACTGCCAGCGATCGTACTGGTCAAGCGTGCAGCTAACTGATTTGTAGCAATCACATACCTGACACCGCACAACAAAATCAATCTTCTCACTCATCGTCTTCTCCCTTCCAAGAAACCTGAACGATCACACGTTCGTTATCGGACTGAAATTGTTTTACAATAACCTCGTTAACAAACTCGGGACTGTCATCGACCAGAACCCCAGCATGAACTAGACCGTCAATCAATGCCTTGGTAGATAGGTTGTCAACGTCGATCTGTCGTTTACGCATGTTAATAACTGTGATCTTAGCTGCCATTAGAATTCCTCGTTACGACCAATTCTTAAACCTTTAGTATTAGTACATACATCACGGCACAGGTCAACATCAATCTCAAGTATTTTTTCCTTTTTAGCGTGTCGGCTATCTTTTTCAACGAAACGGTTATATTTCAGTGCATCTGACAGTGAACTAGGATACACAATTAAACATCTATCCATGTCGTGTGGCAGGACAAACAGCGGCCCCTTGCGTAGTTTCTTGTAACGTCGCTCAGGAAGGTTGTACGTGTCAAACGGAAACATGCCCTTGTGCCAGCATACAGCACGACGCCGCTCAACCTCACACGGGTACATCTTCCCTCGCACCTCCAGCATGAGATCAGGGCCATACTTATCAACGGGCTTATGGCATGTATATCCGAGCTTGGACAACCATGACTGCACAAACCATTCACCCTGAATGCCGTACTGGTGATGATTCTTGTTGAATTGTTTATTTGCCATTTAGAAAATCCGTGAATGTCTTAGCACCCTTAGAGCAGTTGCAGGACTTGCAGGCGGGTACAATGTTTGAGATCCAGTTAGTTCCACCCTGACTCAGTGGAATAGCGTGGTCGGCTTCTAGCCATCCTTCATTGGTCTCGCTCTTGTGGATGCCACAGTAACGACAGCGGTAACCGTAGTATTCGAGTTTGGCTTTCCAATCGGCGGCGGTGTGTGTGCCATCGGCATTGCGTTTCTTGGCACGACGGCGGTGGTTCTTGGCTCGAAACTTCTCAGGGTTGGTTTTGGCGTACTTGGATTGGGCAGCCAAAACCTTGTCACGGTTCTCGGCGTAATACTTGGCATGGTATTCATTGAGCTTCTCACGGTTCTCTGCACGGTACTTGGCTCTGGCCGCCTTGACCTTCTCATGGTTCTCTTCTTGATATTTAACTTGCTGGGCCTTATAGCAAACCTTGCACGAAAACTTGAGACCGTCCTTGTTCTGCCCATCCTTGTAATACTCCGTTAACGGCTTCGTTTCGCCGCACTTCGAGCATGCTTTAGTTTCTCCTTGTTCCTCTGGCTGGGCCTTATCGTCGCCATGTACTCCATTATCAGGCATTCGTCAAATTCTCCATCATTGACTGCGGTTAGAACGATCTCGTGCATTAGGTCACGTATCTTCTTGCGTTTCCAAGGATTCGCAGAAAGCAAAAAGTTCCAGCTTGGTAAGGGGATCGGTAGTTCCAACTCGATCCCTATAGGCTTTCCTGTTTTAATTTCCAATATTCCCATATTACTGATAGCACAAACCAAATCGCCAAAGGCGAAACAGCCCACGGAGCAAACACTCCGCAGGCTATAACGCACAATAGCAGTGACAGTGAACCTAATGATTGTAGGAAACTGTCCATTAGAACGGCACGCTTTCCATAGCTGGAGCGGTGGTGGCACTAGAGGAGGATGAGCCATCACCATTAGAGCGACCGAGCAATGTAAGTTTATTACAAACAACCTTCAACTTCTGCCGCTGATTGCCTTCTTGGTCCTCCCACTGGTCGAGTTTCAAGCGACCCTCGATGTGGCAGGCACTACCTTTCTCTAAGTATTGCTCTGCGATCTCTGCAGTGCGACCCCAGCAGGTAACGTCAACGTAGACGGGTTCTTCGACCCATTCATCGCCACGTTTTACACGCTCGTTGACAGCCATGCGAAGGTCACAAACACTTGTGCCACCCGCATCCCGCAACTCAATATCAAAACATACGTTCCCAAGCAAATTTACTTGATTAACACTAGCCATTATTTGCTACTCCTAGACCTAATACGAATACCATTAACATTCTTTCCTTGAAGTCGAACTTTATCGTCCGTGTAAAGAACAACTTCCTTACCAATCCACTTGCTAGCATCTCTACCATGAATCGCAGCGATCAACCTTGCGTTAGTTGGGTTTAACACAAGCGGTCTTACCTTGTCGAGTTCACCTCCAATAACTTTGTAGTGTAGTACGGGTTTATATTCTTTGTTTCGCTGGTTCGGGAGTTGCATCTCGACCTTCTCCTCGATCTTGGCGATCTCTATGAGTAGGCCGTTTTCTGGCAAATGAAACCAACGCAAGTACTTCTTATCGAACAAACTCTCAAAATCAAGCATTAAACTGCACCTCCAGCTGGTCGTTATTTAACCACATCCAGTCCGCACCCTCGTCCTGACCTACGTTGAATGCGTGTTCACGATAGCGTTTGTAGCGTTCCAACGCCACGTCAATATCATCCTTTGCTTTCTCCATCCACTCCACAGGGATGCGATACACCGTAACATCGACCGGCTCCACGCCTTTTGGTGCGGCGATGATATAGCATTGGTCGAGTGGGATATCCATGCCGTTTTGGTTAAGAAGATCCAAGTAATATCTCAACTGGAATCCATAACCGAATTTCCAAAACGATGACCGAAACGCTTTGATTGTAGCATCACGGGTCGTTTTCAAATCAAAAAGCAAAGAGCTGGTCATTCCGTCGCACAGCCCTTTGCATCGCACTCCGTTAAGCAGTCCATCGACTGCCACTTGCGTCCTGCCTGTGTTGTCGTCCATGAACTTCCTGTAGAAACCCTTAGCTTTGACTGACTCCGCAATCGCAGCACAGGTACTCCATTCTTCCTTGCTAATAAATTGCTTGCCCGCATGTTCACGAGCAAACTCAGACAGCTTCTCCTTCACATACGCTGTATTCTTTGAGGTTGATCTTGCACCGGTTGCAGTGACATTGCCGGTACAGTTGGCGTAGTCAGGTGGGATAACGAAATTATCTCCAACCGTCTCAGGCGTTAACACCATCTGGTCAACTAGCGAACCGATCTTGAACGCCTCTGATGCTTGTGGTCGTGGTGCTAGGAATGCCTTGCCACTCACTAACAACCGCTTCGCCATGCTCTGTGACAAGCCGCTCATGTCACGGTATTCTTGGTCGGGGATATTATAGATTCCCATCGTCGTCTCCTCTAATCTCTAAATCGCCATCTTCGTTAAAAAAACAGTGCTCCTCCATGAGATTAAACAGGCGTTCTCGAACCTTGATTACGCCGTACCAATGGACCGCAGCATCAACGACACCGCTAAATCCTTCAGGTGATTTATCACTAAATGCAGCTTGCCATTGTTCCACAACGCCCTCGGGGTCGGATAGGAAGTGCTGCTTTAGATGCGAGTAGATGATTGCCTCGGACTGATCTGCGTCAGCAATCTTTTTCATTTTAGCTCGTAGAAATTCTTTGTCCATCATTGTCTCCTAGTCTCCATAAACAAAAAACCGGGGGCAGGCGTAAAAGGGAGGAAACGCCACGTCCCCCGGCTTCAGGGGAGACTACAGATAGTATAGCCGGTCAATTACTTTCGTCAAGTGGTAAAAGATATTTTTTATTCCCGTCATCATAATTAGGCTTGTAGGCCCAAGACGGAAACACGACGCCAGTGAAATCTGCGATCCAAGGGATGACATAACCATCCTTCAGGTACATGGCGGACTCGTAGCTAAACACCTTACAGTCAAAACGAGGGTCTGCAAGGTACGCCTGAAGCACATCAGACACCTCGTGGGCGTTATCCAGAGCTTCCTGCATACTGCCGTTGTACTTGACGTTGCTTCGTACAGCACAGCCAACATCACGCACGCAGATAGCAATCTTGGCACGCTCACGCAACCCGAACTTATCCGGATCGTGGATGTAGCGACCGTCGCCAGCCTCAAACCGGGGCAGAGAGATGTGGTGGACGTTACTGCTGCCAATGGTCATCTGCAACAACTGGCCCAGCCACCTCGTACCGCTACTCTCCAGCCCCATCACGTAAACACTACACATTCCAATACCATTCCTCTCTACTATCTTCGCTCATAGTCTCGTCGATAACCTCGTTCCATATCTCAGCAGCAACCTCGTGGCCAAGCTCGTTAGCTGCCTCGACAATGGCCTGATAGCTCTTGAAGCCCTTCTGCCAATAACGAAAGTCATCACTGTGACTGTAAGTTAGGTCGTGCTTGCGGCACATCTCCTTGAATTCCTTTTGAGTTATCATTGACTCTAATCCTTCTAGTATTCCTTGTGATTGCAATGCCCATCTCCTCTGCGACGATGTTAATAACGTGGTGGTTAAACTCGCTCTTGTCAAGCCCGCTGTCTGCGATCAACGCTTCGGTAAAGGGCTTCGGCTTCCATGATCTGCTGTAGTATTTCTGTGCGTTCAGGATAATCGTCTTGCACAGGATCATGCCCTTTTTGATGCTGCCTACGCTACTATTCATTTCCGGTCTCCTCTAAAAAGCTGTCGTTAACAAACTCATCTAAATACTCTTGCTCGGTCTCGAACCAATCGAGGTAGCCGATGTTCCACTCCCAGCCGTAGTTAACTGCGACGTAGGAATCAACCATCCTGTAGTGAGCGTCTGCCCACTTGGGTCCATGCTTCTCGATCCACTCGTCTGTGTTGTTAAACTCGTCAGGCAACCGAACAATCGCATTGCTATCGGTCTCGTCACGCACAACGTGAACAACTAAAACTCCACTCATAACCTAGCCTCCTATTAACCAAACAAAGATACCAACAACCATCACTACTGGCACACAAAGCACCAAACAAATTAGCACAACATTCTCAACCAACTCAACCCGTGTCATGCTTCGAACCCTAACTGCAATGCTGGGTCCAGCTATGAACAGCATGGTGAACACGATGCAAAACGTAAACCACGCACACAAGATCCAATACAACTCACTGATAAACATAACTAGTCTCCTTTTAATTAATCGTCTCGAACTGTCTACATAATATCGACCGACACGGGGTGGGTCAATAACAAAATTAAAATAAATGTGAAATAAATTTAGGGGGTGGTGAAACGACGCCACACTTTTTCATATTCGTATTTTTTTAGGGGGTGTCTCCCGACGCCACACTTTTTCATATTCAGATTTTTTCAGGGGGTGGGGGTCGTAAAA